CACTAGGTTTTGAGATGTAATCTTCACCTGGATCAACAATTCCAATTTCTGTGATTTGACCAATTTGATTTGTGATAGGTGTTAACTTTGCACCATCACCTAATACTCCGGTAACATAAAGTTGTGCATTTGCACCATTCGCTGAGTGTACGCTCAATGTTGGTAAAGCAGATGGTCTGTATGCCATTCCACCAAGTGGATACAATGATGAATTGCTATTGGGATACACATATTGTACCGAAACAATTGCACCATTGGCATTCACCGATGTTACATTGGCGGCAGCACCGTATCCATTTCCACCCGTGAATGTAATAGTATCATTTACTGCGTAACCATGTCCAGCATTTCTAATTTGAATAGGTGCGAGTATGCCAAAGTTTTTGAGATTGCCTTTACTTAAATCATTTTCAGTATTGTATAGTGTTTGTGGTACAATACTAGGTTGCTGTGTGATTGTGCCGCCAGAACTTTGAACAACAACTGAAGATATTGGATAAGTTTCAAATGAAGTAAATGTAAAAGCATCAATGAGTTTGGTGTTTACATTTGCAAAATCATTTCGTTGAAAGTGATATTGCTGAGCATCAATACGAAGATTTACACCTGGACCTGCTTTTAGTCCAATATAATCAATAGGTAATAGAGTAACATTCTGTGAAGTATTGGCATCAGGAACAAGACCACCCACATATGCAATAGGAATTTGTATATTAGATCCTAAGTTCGAAAACTCAACGAAAGTATTGGCATAACCTTGAACATTATTTGAGGTTGAATATGTGTAACCAAAACCACCTGCATCAACAGTAATACTTTGGATAGATCCTGTTGTTGTGTTTGCAACTGATGCTACTGCGCCATGACCATTTGATGAACTTAATCCACCATAAACAATTACTGGATCATTTTTCTTATAGAAAATACCTCTGCTGTTTGGATCTACAGATATCTGTGAAATCTGACCAACAATCTTGGCCCGCAGTGGACTACCATCAAATAAAAGTGGTTGATTATTATCATATACGATATGAACAAACTCACCCGATTGAAATGATCTTTGAATACCTGATATGAAGACTTCAATCTTGTTACCATTAAACACAACATTTTCAATTACGGCTAAAGATTTTGTTGTTTCACCAAATATTTTATAACCAGATAGACCAAGAAATCTAGAATCTTTTGATAATAACTTAAGACTTCCTGGAACATACCATTTACCTGCTGACGCTCTTAGTACTGCATCTTTATTGTAAACAAAATCGACATCGGAATTATACAGAACACGAAACAAAAACTTATAAGATGCCGGCGTACCTTTAGTCTGATACAGTTGCTTGGCAATCTTAGTGACTTCTTTCTTGTTTGCTAGAATGTCTTTAGGAAAGTAAGCCAGAAACTCGTTATAGAAATAATCCAGAAACTCATCGGATGTTTTATCTATATCGGTATAATTTAATATATTTTTTGTACGGTTGGTAACATTATGATTTTCTTCCAACCACTCATAATATGCCTGCAGAAACAGTACAAATTTTGAGTAATCAGGATCATCCCGAATAAATTCAGGAAGTTGTGAATGAATCAGTAAAGATGTTTTGTTGCTATTCGGAATCATCTACTTGTCTTTGCAATAACATTAACTATAATCGCATTAGGATCATATGGATCAACAGTGATAATTCTGTTGTAAGTTGATGAAATGATTGAGGTTGTTGGTTTAACCGATACCGCCAACTGACCCAAATCATTATCTACACCTGATGGATTAAAGTTATTTAGAGTGATAATTCCATTAGAGTAATCGATTGTTCCAATATTGGAATTAAGAATAGTTTTGACACTACTTGAATTATTATAATATGTTCTCAGAGTACCATATCGTCCCTGCAAAGTCACACTAGCGGAACCTAAAGTTCCTGTTGTATCATTTGAAGCATTGGTGATAGTTACAATAGCAGATGTATATCCTGATCCTGACGTATCCACAACAATACTACTGATTCTTCCGTTGACAACGACTGCATGAGCCGTAGCACCTGTTCCATCACCCAATATGGTAACCGTTGGTGTTGCGGTATAATTGAATCCAGGATTAGTTACAGAAATAGATTCGACACCGTTTGTATTTGATGGCACTTCTTCAATATAAACACCATCAATAATATTTGAAAGATTTGTTGGATCTCTAAACTGCATTGCAGGAGAACTGTTGACACCACTGAGTAATATACCTTTCTCTAGAGGTGTGTTATAATATAAATTATAAGTTGCTGAGTTTGTTAGATTTGGAAAGAACTTCTTCTGAATCTGCATAGTGTATTCACTAGTAAGAATAGATTTATCATAACTTTGAATGGAGTTCAATAAATCATATGCATTAAAAGTAGAATTAAAAGTATTCAATGTTGATGCTGCAAAATTACCTATGGCAGATTTAACGCCACTTTGAATCTGTGCTGATGTTTGATTGGTCAATGCTGGATCATAATATACGTTCACATTTAACTGAATATAAGTATAATCCGGATCAACAATAGTAGGAGTTACAGTCATCACCGAAACAGGTTGAAGTACCTCAGTGATGATTCTTTGTTTTTGTGGTTGTGTAAGTGAATAATATCCGGCAGGTTTCAAACATACGAATACTTGACCGTAGACTGGTGGAGTATTTTCTTCACCTCCCCAAACATTCACTGCATCAAACTTGATACCTAAATTATTCTGTTGAATCAATGTGATGTAATCATTTTTAGATACGGCACGATTCTGTGCAGAGAATGATTTTGGTGCTTGATACTTGATTGAATCGATAGATTCTTTATCACCACCTTGAGTTGCTGCAGTAACTGAAGTGATAATTGTATTTGAATATCCCGAAATAGAATCCATCAATACGAAACTGTTTGCCCCTGCGGCCGCATTTCCATTCGTAATAATGTATGACACTTTAACAACATTACCATCTATCAGTTTATTACCTAGAACACCATCACCAAAATAGATTTCATAATAACCAGTTAGACCTTCTTGTAGAAAGTATACATTATCTGTTGGACCTAATGTTAGATAATTAGATGCCGCATTATAAACAGTATATGCAGTATTAGATAGAGATTGTTGAACTGTTACATGCAGTGTAGTGGTATCTATATTTGCATTAGGTATTTGAAAAGTCGTTGTTGGGTTTGTAGATGTATCTACTGTAAATGTGGAGGTTGCATATGTACCTTCTTTGATCGACACATCAGTAAATGTAGCCGTATTTGCAACAACATTGACAGTCGTATTATCAACGGTCAAAAAGTTATAGTTGACACCATCAACAGATTCGGATAGAAAATTTGTATATCTAGGTAATGTTAATGATGTATCCGAAACTTGATTTACGGTAACATTAACTGTAGCATTGGGTGCAATTGCAGACTTTGGTACATAATTCAATAACTTAGCATGGGATATGACAGATGCTCTTTGAAGTGCTGAATCCAAAAACATCTCATTACCAACTTGATTCAAATAGAATGCTTGATACTGTGTATTATATGCCAGAATATCTAATAGAACAGATAATGCAGAACCTTCATAGTTGTAATCTTTAAGAGTGTCCTGTGATTGGAGAAATGTCTTAAGATTAGTCTTGATATTATCAAAATCTAATTCGGTAAACTGAACGGATGAATTGGCTGCCATATTATCTGTTTCTCTGTAAAATTACTGTAATCGTTGTTGGCGATGTTAAATTCTGTATAAAAAATGTGATGGTCACATTATATGCATTGTGATCATAATCTGGTGTTGCAACAATACTACTCACTTTTGCTCTAGGTTCATAGTTGTCGATCACATTTTGTATTTCTCTTTCTAATGTTGCCGCAGTCAATGGTGAAATGTTTTCAAACAATAAAGCACCAACTGAGGAACCCAAATTTGGATTGAACAATCTTTCATAGTGATTGGTTTGAATTAAATTGCGAACGGAACGAATCACTGCTTGACTATCATAACTCAAAGCAATATCACCTCCAGCAGGTTTTTTGGTGAAGGTTAAGTCTATATCGGAGAATACTTTAGTTAAGTTTGCCATATCTTATTTATAGTGCTTTGCGGAGTGAAATTGAATTTTTCAAAACTTGGATATCGTCCGGAAAATTCTTGGGCCGGAATGAAAAATTTGAAATTTCCATTATTGTGGTGGTCCTGTATTTCCGCCTTGTGGATCTGGATGTGTATGATGATCTAGACTGATACCACCACCGATCACATCACCTGTTGCAGTAATTCCACCATTCACATTAATATTGCCATTCCATTGTAGTGGTCCATTAAATGTCCACGAGTTTGCTATCCCGGTAACATTACCGCCCACATTCAAGTTTGCATTACCATCAATCGTAATATTACAAGTACCTTTTATGTGAACATTATTATCTGATAATAGTATCTCATAGTTTTTACCGGATACTTTAGTCACTTTAGATCCATCGGGTGCAATCTCAAAGAATGTGTTTGCACGATGGCTTAAATGTATTCTTTCGGCACCTGGTGTATCATCCATTTCAAATACATGACCAGATAGTGTTTCAGTTACTCTATTATATGGCGGAACTGTAGCATATTTAGATGCAGGTTCACTCCATGTTGAACCATCGGCAACAGGAACATTTGTATCTAAGTTATTGTTATGTTTACCAATTACAGTAGTTTCTATTTTTTCATTGCGGTATAATCTACTTGTTGTGGGTTCACCAACTGGATAGTGTGTACCTTCCGAGAAACCTTTGGATGTATTTGATCCGTTTACCGGTATACCAGGAAACACACCAATAATGACTGGTGCTTGACCAGACATATTATCAGTAAAGAATCCAAACGCATAATCACCAACAACAGGTACTGCACTTGTCATGGAAACATTTGTTGAGAATGATGGTAATGCCCATGGTAAGTCTGATTTGGGTAACTGTTGAAGATTATCTGTGTGCCATCCAAAGATTCTTACTTGAACTCGTGCAAGATTGAGTGGATCATCGACTGATTCGACCACTCCCATCCACCAAATGAACCCATCTTTACCAATAAAGTTTTCCATTATGAATGTACCGCCTGTTGTATTGCTTGATGATTATTATCAATAGGTGAATATTGAGTTGTGGTGCTTTCTTTACATATTTCAAGAGTTGTTTGGAACACACCACCCACTTGAATCATATGTCTGACAGCAGTTACTAGATATTTTCCAGAATAAAATCTATCAGACTCTTTTGTTGGTTCGCCCGAATCTAAAGTATTCAAACTGAATTCAATAGGTGTACCAACATATATTCCAGAATCACCAGGTATATTTAATTTAATAGTTGTGTAATTTGCTAAAGATATCTGTGCAGTTCTGTATGGTACATATGTTTCAATAAAGATATCTTTGGCGATACCTGCACCGCCTTTGTTTTTTATATATGGAACATTAATTTCGTTACTATTAGATGTTGCAACTTTTACAACACTCTCATAACTTTCATTTTGAGTTTTATTTAATCTATTAACGAGGTAATTTGTAGGTGCATACTTGTTCAATTTATCTGATTTACTAATATAATTAGCAAAATCAAAATCTGTCGTATAATGTGA